ACCCAAGGTGCTAATGCTACTGGTGAACGGTATCTACCTTCTTCGGCTATTAAGTCTCTTAGCAGCAGTGAGTATGCAGCTACCACAAGAGCAAAACGACAAGGCACTAAGGCAGGTAAGCAGTATGTGGCTCAACCTAAAAAAGTTGCAGAGAAAACCAAACGACACAGAAGTGTAGTGACATAGGATAACGTCATGGCAGTAGTAACACCAGATTTACCAGAACTCTTTGAGGAAGCATATGAGCGGGCTGGGCTTACTATGCGTACTGGCTATGACCTTAAAACAGCACGAAGAAGTCTTAACCTTTTAACACTGGAGTGGCAGAACCGTGGTCTTAATCTCTTCACTATTGAAGCGGGTACAATCGCTGTTACAGCAGGTACGGCAACGTATACCCTTCCTTCGGACACAATCGACATCATCGAACACCAAATCAGAACAGGCACAGGCACGAACCAAACAGACACGACCCTCGAAAGGATCAGTGTCTCAACCTACGCCCAGCAAACCAACAAAAACACGCAAGGTAGGCCGACCCAAATCTACGTCCAAAGGCTCCCAACGGAAACAAAAGTAACATTGTGGCCTGTGCCAGATAGCACAGCGACTTACACTATTGCCTACTATAGGCTCAAAGGCATTGATGGACTATCTTCTGGTGTTGGTGATTCGGTAACATCTGTCCCACCAAGATTTGTTCCGTGTCTTGTTACAGGAATGGCATACTATATCGCCATGAAAAGACCTGAAGTTTCTGGCAGAGTTGCTGCCTTGAAGCAAGAATACGAATTTCAATTCCAGCTTGCTGCGGACGAAGATACAGAGACAGCTTCAATTAAGTTTGTTCCGTATGACACATTTATGATAGGTGGCGCATGAGCTACGCTAAAGGTAAATACGCTTTTGGATTTTGCGACAAGACTGGATTTAGGTATCCATTGAGAGACCTAGTTCCAGAATTCAATAACGGAGTTAGAACAGGATTCCTTGTAGGAAGAGATGTTGCCGATCCCGATCAACCTCAAAATTTCTTAGGTCGGGTAAAAATATTTGACCCTCAATCACTACAGAATCCTAGACCAGATAGGGCAGAGATTGAGAGCCGTGGTTTATTTGGATGGAACCCCGTATGGAATGATGCGCAATACATGACAGCGCAAGTAGGAAGTGTTAATATATCTACATCATAGGAGAATAGATATGCCAGGAAAAATGTATGATGCCATGAAAAAGCCTATCGCAATGAAAGAAGGCGGTAAGTTAAAGATGGTAAACAAAAATGGTGAACAGGTTCCTTTCTTTGCGGCAGACGGTGTTGGCAAGATGGGATATGGCGGAAAAACGAAGAAGATGCGCGATGGCGGCGGCATGTGTCGTGGAATGGGTGCTGCCACTAAGGGTGGCAACTACAAGATGGGATAAGTTCAAATGAACTATTCTGAGCTAGTACAGGCAGTCAAAGACTACACTGAAAACACGGAAACAACTTTCGTGAACAACATCAATTTGTTTATTCGTCAGGCAGAAGAGCGGATAAACAGAGATGTTCAGATACCTGAACTTCGAAAGAACGTCACGGGTAATGTGTCTGCCAGCAATCAGTACCTAGCTCGACCCTCTGACTTTCTGTCAACATTCTCTCTTGCTGTAATAGATGGAAGCAACAACTTCACATATCTTTTGGAGAAAGAAGTTAACTTTATCAGAGAGGCATATCCTAGTGCTTCTACTGAAGGGCTTCCAAAGTACTATGCAAACTTTGATGGTGAGAAGTCAGGATCGAATGGAAACTTTATACTGGGTCCAACTCCAGATGCAGCATATAATATAGAGCTGCATTATTACTATGATCCACCTTCAATCGTTACCTCTACGACATCTTGGCTTGGCGACAACGCCGAAACCACTCTTCTTTACGGCACCCTTTATGAGGCGTATACGTTTATGAAAGGTGAGCCAGATGTTCTGCAGAACTATCTACAGAGGTATCAGTCAGCGCTTATGAACATGGCTTCTCTTGGTGTGATGATTAAGAATGACTCTTATAGAGAGGACGCGGCATAATGGCTATTACTCAAACAACATGTACTTCTTTCAAGAAGGAATTGCTTGAGGCTGTACATAACTTTACATCTCATACCTTTAAGATTGCACTGTACACGGATTCTGCTGATCTTGGCGCGGGAACCACAGTTTACTCTACAACGAATGAGATAACAAATACTTCGGGGACTGCTTACACGGCAGGGGGAAAGGCACTAACCACTATAGCGCCAACAAGTTCAGGGACTGTTGCGTTTGTGGATTTCGAGAATATCAGTTGGACAAGTGCTTCGTTTACGGCACGAGGTGCGCTGATATATAATTCTTCTGCTTCTAATAAAGCTGTCGCTGTGTTAGATTTTGGAAGTAATCGTGTAGTTTCGAACGATACGTTTGAGGTTCAGTTCCCAGTATCTTCTGCTACGACAGCTATAATTAGGATATCATAGGAGTTTACTTATGGCTAGTTTCACAAAGGTAAACGATTTCGTCGTAAACCTAGCAAATGCAATGGACTTGGATGCGGATACCTTAATCGTAGCCTTGTCGAACACAGACCCAACTTCAGGAACAGACGTTACTGCAGACGGTAACGGTATCTTGGCTAACGTGTCTCAGATTAGTTATACCAACTTGTCTTCACGCACATTGGCAAACGTCACATCTACGCAGACATCAGGCACATATAAGTTGTCTGCTGACGACTTGACGCTTACTGCATCAGGCGGTTCAGTCGCTGCTTTCCGTTACATTGTAATTTACAATGATACAGTGACATCACCTGCAGACCCAGTGATTGGATATTACGATTACGGTACATCGTTGACTCTAAATGACGGTGACACGTTTACTATCGATATAGGTACAAACGGTATCCTGACACTAACATAAGGATAGCTTGTCGTGGCGAAGCTTTTTAATAGGGCAAAGATGACGACTGCCAGCACGGGGACTGGCACCGTCACACTAGGGAGTGCCGCTTCTGGCTTCCAAACCTTTGCGGCAGCGGGGGTATCTGACGGTGATGTTGTTCAGTACGTCATCGAAGAAGGTACAAACTTCGAAATAGGGACAGGAACGTACACAGCTACTGGAACGGCACTTACCCGTTCGCCTTCAGAAAGCAGCAACGGCGGGAGTGCCATAAGTCTCGCTGGCGATGCAACTGTATCTATTACATCTGTAGCTGCTGACTACACTAGAATCCAGAATGCAGGAAATACCAAAGTAGAGGCCACGGCTACGGGAGCAACTGTTACTGGAAATATTGTTGTTAGTGGCACTGTTGATGGCAGGGATGTAGCTGGTGATGGCACAAAGCTAGATACCATAGAATCCTCTGCTGATGTAACAGATAGCGCCAATGTTGGTACATCTCTTACTGGATTTCCTACAGATACAGACGCAGCAAGTTCTGATCTTATTCCTGTTTATGACACGACTGCAGCTCGTTGGGAAAAGCAAACTATTGCAAATGCAGCTTTAGTTGGTCCGACTGGTCCTACTGGGCCAACTGGCCCTACAGGACCGCAAGGCGCGACTGGTGATACTGGACCCACTGGTCCTACTGGCCCCACTGGCGCTAAAGGACAAAAAGGAGAAATAGGCGGAACTGGTCCAACAGGACCAACGGGTCCAACGGGGGCGAAGGGGCAAAAGGGTGAGGTTGGCGCGACAGGTTCGACTGGACCCACTGGTCCAACAGGAGCTACTGGCCCCACAGGTGCGACTGGACCTACAGGTCAAAAGGGTCAGAAAGGTGAGGTTGGAGCAACTGGTCCCACGGGTCCGACTGGGCCGCAAGGAGCTACGGGTCCAACTGGTCCAACTGGTCCACAAGGCCAGAAAGGTCAAAAGGGGGATACTGGCTCTACTGGACCTACTGGCTCTACTGGACCCACTGGTCCTACTGGTCAAAAAGGCCAGAAAGGAGAAGTAGGTGCAACTGGTCCTACAGGCTCTACTGGACCCACTGGACCGACTGGTCCTACTGGGCCAACTGGGCCTACAGGTCAGAAAGGCCAAAAGGGACAAACGGGTGACACTGGTCCAACGGGACCAGCGGGTTCTACGGGTCCGACTGGTCAGAAAGGTCAGAAAGGCGAGCCAGGCGCAACTGGTCCAACAGGCCCAACTGGTCCTACTGGTCCGACTGGTCCTGCGGGACCAAACACTGTTACTGATATATACCTTGCAAACGCTATTTATCACACAGGCGACACCAACACCTATATGCAGTTCCACACCAACGATCAGTGGCGTGTTGTTGTTGCTGGTTCAGAACGGCTAGAGGTTAAGAGCACTTCGCCACATGTGCTTGTCACTGGCGACTTGAACAGTACATCAGACGCTCAACTAAAAGAAAACGTAGAGCCTATCTCAAACGCCCTGTTGGACATCACGCAGCTTGAGGGTGTTTCGTTTAATTGGAGAGACACAGGCACACGAGGTCATGGCTTTATCGCGCAGCAGGTTGAGCCTATCTTGCCAGATGTTGTTCAGACAGACGAAAGAACAGGAATGAAATCAATCAACTACGTTGGGATGATTGGTCACTTGGTTGAGGCAATCAAGGACTTGAAAGACAAAGTAGATAAACTGGAATGCTAATAGTATAAGGAGATACGAAGATGGCATTACAAGTGGGCGGCACAACCGTCATTGATAACAGCCGCGTTTTACAAAACGTCACTGGTCTTAAAACAATCAATAGTAACAGCATACTTGGATCGGGTGACATCACGATCAGCGCTGATGACGTTAAGGCAGACGGTTATGCTTACGCTAATAATAATCAGTATGGTCTAAAAAGTAATTCGCCTGGATTTAATGTTGGGAAGTATATAACATCGGGTAACAGCGCAACCGCAGGGTCGTTCAACACTGGCTCCTTCACCACTGGGACTAACCAGTCAGGTTATGTTCACTGCGTTTTTGCCGTAAGAACTGGTTAAATGGAACTGTTAGAAGCGTGGGGTGTACCTGTCTTGGCAGGTAAGCTAGAAAACCTCGATGTTGAACAGGCATACGAATACGTTGCTGCTCAACACTTTGAATATACAGGTGAAGGGTCTGGGGGCTGCCAAACCGCAAACAATCATTTATTAGACGATGAGGAATTGCATGATGTACGTGAATTAATTTTGCTACATTCTAAACTGTATTTAGATTGTTTGGGTCATGCATATGAGGACTTGTTCGTTTGCAATTCATGGGGCATGAAACTGAAGCCTTATGAAAATATAGTACCGCATCGCCATACTAATTCTTACATTAGTGGTGTTCTATACTTAACAACAGGACAACCATTGCATTTGCACAGGCCGTGGGATACACACGAAATGTTTATGCTCACGCCAAATATACCTTTCGATGCAGAAAATGGTTTGACGCAAAGCACAAAGCAGTTTCATCCAGAGCCTTGTAGCTGCATTATAATGCCTTCTGGGCTTACACATCATGTTGGTGCTGTGGCAAAATCAAAAGTAGATGATCGTTATTCGATAGCTTTTAATATTTTGCCATTGGGAGAATTCGGTCACAATGGAAAATTAGTTTCTTTTGAGGGGAAAGGTTATGACTGACAGTACACAAACGGAATGGGTATGGTTGCTATACGAACATGACAACGACAATTTTATACGACAGTTGACAATTACATCGTATGAACCAGACCTTACTAGCTTTCCATCTGATGTGACATATGTTGAAATAACGCAAGAATTGCACGACAGTATGCATGACTACTTACGTTATAAGTACAACTCTGATGGAACTGTCACAGAAGTTGATCACAATAATTATATGTCTCAATATCAAAGATGGAACCGCCAGCAGTTATTGGAAGAAACGGATATTTATGCGGTAGGTGATCGTCCTATGTCCGATGAAATGAGAGCTTATCGTCAAGCATTGCGGGATGTACCGCAGCAAGAAGGCTTCCCAGATAATGTAGTGTGGCCCACAAAACCAGAGTAATTTGCAATGAAAAAAGTAAAATACTCGTGCTGGCAACCAATGGTGAATGGTGTTCCAGTTACAGGATATCATTTTGATGCAGAGGATTGGCTTAATCTTTGGACCCAATATCCTGCTATTAAAACAAATAAATGGTATAACAGCTTGCCAAATCGAACAAGTGAAGTTTTTAATCGGGCGAAAGCAAAGATTGAAAAGATGAGGCGTGACAGATTGGGTTTACAAAATAGCTACCTAAACCCCACTGTAAACACAGCACGTATTTGTCCAAATATTCGTGAGTTTTTATCCAGATGTATGGTTGTTCGTGCGCCTATGGATATGCACTTTGCAAGGGCAGAAGGTAACTTAGGTCACCACTATGGTCATGATTACTATTATGAAATGGAGATTACTGACCCACATTTATTTCATTCAGAATCGCATGAGCCTGTGCAATTTAGGTCGGATGCATGTAATACTTTCCAAGATCATATAAACATAAAGATACCTACTAGGATCGCACTGGATTTGCCAAAGGGAATGCAATGTATGTTTTTGCAGCCTTTTTATGACAATCCAAACGCACCGTTTCAGCAAATTCCTGGTGTATTTACGGAGCCTTTAAACCATGCGGCAAACATAATTGTAAACTGGATGGTACATAAGGATGTAGAAGATTTTATTGTCAACAAGGGTGATGCGTTAATGTATGTGTACTTCCCTGAGCGTGTGAAATTTGTGAAGCATGACTCACAAGAGGGTATGATAAAAACTAAATGGAATAAGCCCAAAGGCTTAGTTTCAACAGAAGTGCAAAAGAAATGCCCGATGGAGATTAAATAATGGGAGAAACCAATGATACGACAAAATTGGAGAATGTGGCCTAGCTCAATAAATGTTTCTACAATATTAGAACAGCCAGAAACAAAGAAAGTAAATCAAGCGTCTACGTTTGGTGGGGAAAATCTAGAATATCGTCGTAGTCGCGTAGCCTGGCTCACAGGTAATCAGGAAGTGCAATCTCTTCTTGAGCCATATGTAGCAGAGGCTAGAACAATTATGGGCATTAATGTAGAATTCAATGCTGAGATGCAGTTTACAGAATATCACGCCTCAGAAGGTGGCAAGTATGATTGGCATCATGATGTAGATTGGAACAACAATGACGGTACAGATCGCAAGCTATCATTGACGGTGCAGTTAAGTGATCCATCTGATTATGATGGTGGAGATTTTGAGTTTTCAGAAGTTGAGCAACTGCCAATAGCTGCCAAAAAGCAAGGGACTGTTATGGTATTTCCTAGCTATCTTGCACACAGGGTTACACCCGTAACTAGGGGCGTTCGTCGATCTCTCGTTGCTTGGTTCTCTGGTCCAACATGGCGATAATATATCAGATAAGCCTACATGGTTCTGCATTCGATGTTCGAGACCTGTCGTGGCATGAGGCTAAATCACAAAGTGGGTGCAAGCCAGATGCAGAATGGTTGGACCCTATACACAAACGATCTTTGTTAAAGGGGGAGTTTGGCTGCGCGGTAAGTCATTTACGTGTATGGGAGCGAATAGTTCAATCGAACTTAAATGGGATTATCTTAGAAGAAGATGCTGTCTTTGATTCTATTGATGTTGGGCATGTAGATTCTTTATTGGCAAGATGTGATAGCGTATGGTTGGGTTATCGCTGGAATGACATGGGATATTGGTACAACTGTCATGCTTATGCGCTATCCCCAAGAACAGCAAAGCACTTGATCGAAGGCTTTAAAGATAGCATTATACCTGTAGATGAGTGGGTTCCTTCTAAGCTGAAGGGTAAAAATAATTACTTCTATAAAGATGAAGTGGTCAAACAAATCCCACGAGACATTAGGCCGTCTACAATAGAGGAGACAGAAGTGTTAAGTGGTGGGGTAAATTTTAAGATTGTGACTGTTGCTACAGAGCCAGAAAAGATGTGGGCTTTAGAGCAGTCAGCAAAGAAGTACGGGGTAGAAGTACATAACTTAGGTAAAGATCATCCTTGGAGAGACCCTATGGATGGGCTTGCTGGGATGCCAAAGATACAACTTGTGAATGAATACTTGGCTACTTTGCAGGACGATGATGTGGTCTTGTTTATGGACGGGTACGACACGTTCTTTGCAGATGATCCTAAAGTTGTTTTAGAAAGATACTTACAGTTTGGCGCTGATATTGTGTTTGGTGCTGAAAGCGAACACTGGCCTTTAGTTGATGATGAGTTCATGCGTAACAAGTGGCCTGATACTGGGACACCTTACAGATATTTAAACAGCGGTCTTTACATTGGCAGAGCTAAAGCTCTTCACGCATTTATTTCACAGAATGCGCCTAACGAATCAAACAAAGATGACCAGCTTTACTGTCAGTTGAGATACCTCAAAACGCTGCCGCCTCAAATAGTGGATAAGGGTTATCGTTTTCCATACACAGTAAAGTTAGATACTGAAGCGTACATCTTTCAGAACCATGAACCAAACATACGTGTCGTAGAGGGGCAGCTTTGGAACGATGTTACAGGTTGCTGCGGCTGCATATATCACGGCAATGGCGGTGCGGATGCAAAGGCTCTTTTTGTTTCTATGGCTAAAAGGTTTGGTCTAGTTGAAAGGGCACAGCCTGTAAGTCCGTACTATTTAACTTTGGACTATGATGAAGTTGGCCCAGATATTCTTGTTACTGATTTCCTATCTCAACGGCAATGTGATTTCTTAATTCAGAAATCTGAAAGCTATGGCGGCTGGAGTCAAATGGATGGGGATAAGTTCCCCGCTCAAGAGATACGCATTCGCAAGATGGGTTTGTGGCACGAATATGAAAGGCTGTGGGCAGAAAAGCTGGCAAAGATATGTGAGCAGTACTGGACCCCAGAAGCTTACGTTGGTTTACGCGATGCGTTTACTATGAGGTATTCTATGGACACACAGACAACTCTGGGTCTGCATACAGACGCTTCATTGTTTACTGGTAGCGTAAAGCTTAACGACAATTATTCTGGGGCCGAACTCATATTCCCACGTCAAAACTTCACAAACAAAGACGTTCCTGTAGGTAAGTGTATATTATTCCCAGGCATGGTAACTCATGGGCATTCAGTCAATGAGCTTTTGGAGGGCGTTAAGTACAGTCTCACTATGTGGACGAGCAGGTACAAAGGCGACCTAAATGAATAAGTTTTTTGTTGAGATTGGCGCTGCTAATTTTGATACTCTCCTGCCCTTAGCCCAGATGGGTTGGAGCGGAATTGTTGTAGAGCCTGTGCCTCGTCTTTATGAAGAATGCAAAAGAATGTTTGCTAATTATGATGTCACAGTGGTTCAAGCTGCTGTGTCTGATTACAATGGGGAAATAGACTTTGCAGTAGCACGAGATGACGGCTCTTGGTTGTCTGGGTGTTCTCATGTCGTAAGTGATAATCACTTAGGTTACAAACTTAGCACAAGTCCAGACAGGGTCGGTGACTTTGACGAAAGAATAGTTGTTCCTTGCATTACGCTAGACACATTATTGCAGGGCGTAGATTCCGTAGACCTTATGAAAGTAGATGCCGAAGGCCATGAAAACAATATCTTTAATAGATATTCGTTTCGCATAAAGCCTTCAGTTGTAAAGATTGAACACAAGCACATAGATGACAAGTTGCTAGTCAGAAATTTAGAATCCAATGGGTATTTGGTTTGGACGGAAAAAGATGATATATATGGGATAATCTAACAAAGGACACTTTGTATGCTTACCCAACGCCCCATAGCCAGCGCCCCGATAGGCGCGTCTGGTAATTCTGCTTTCAATATTGATTTGGTCAGCGGCACCTTTACGCTCAGTATGCATGGTGCTGCAAAGCTAATTACAAATGTCAAAGAAACAGGCGTATTTACCTTAGACGGTAGAGCTATAACATTCACAATAGCGCTGAATGTAAACGCCGACTCTGGTTCGTTTGCCTTAACTGGACAAGACGTGAACCTAAGACGCGGCAAGGTTATGACCGCTGATAGCGGCTCGTTTACTTATACGGGCTATGCTATTGGAAACCAAATAGCGTTGAGTGTTGACCTAGCGTCAGGCACATTCACAATAACTGATCAGGATGCTGCAGTAACCGCACAGCTAAACATGGATGCGGATTCTGGTACGTTTACTTATACTGGTCAGACTATCAGAAGGCAGCGTACTGAGGTAACTCAATCAGGAACCTTCACACTTACAGGACAAGATGTAGGCACCCGTATATCCTTAAATGAATCTCTTGAGGCTGGCTCCTTCTCCATAACAGGACGAGATATAACTGGCGATATAACTGAAGTTGTTACGTCTGGTTCATTTACCTTAACTGGTAATGATGCTGATTTCGCAAAGGCAATGAATATAGATGCGGCTTCGGGATCGTTCTCTCTTGCGGGTCAGGATGCTTCATTTGCTATAGCAATGAATGTCGATTTGGACTCTGGTACGTTTGTTCTTACTGGGCAAGATATTACCGAAGACATTACTGAAGTCATAGAGGCTGGATCATTTATCCTTACAGGGCAAGATGCTTCTGTTAATGCGCAGCTAAATATTTCTGCTGATTCAGGTTCGTTTACACTGACAGGCCAAGACGCGACATTTGTTGTTGCCATCACTATGAGCGCAGAGAGTGGAACATTTGTTCTAACTGGTCAGGATATACCGAAGTCCATCTCAGAACTCCTAGAGTCTGGAACATTTACATATACTGGTCAGGATATATCGTTCAAGCAAGGTGTGTTCTCTGGCAGCTTTGAACTTGTTGTTGGCTTATCAAGTGTCACTGTCTATGGTGAACTTATCCCAAGTCAGAATCCAAACTATACAGATATAACAAATTCAGATGATCCAAACTGGCAACTTGTTGCTTAAAACTCAAATTGCACGTATACTTTGTGCAACTCAAATTAGTTCAATAGAACTTTAGAGAAGGTTCGATATGGCTTCATATACAAATATCAGTGGCGTCAAACTTATAACAACTGGCGATGAAGCTGGTACGTGGGGGGCCAGTACAAACACAAACTTAGAGATATTAGACGCTGCGTCTAAAGGTTTTAAGAAGATTACCATGACAGACGCAGACTATACTCTGCCTCTGGACAACAACCCTAGTGCCGTTGAGAATGGTCATTATGCAGGTATTGAGTTTGCTGGTGCCAACTCTGCCGAAAGAACTATCACACTAGAGCAAAACGATCATACACTTGTATATACGTTCCTTAATAACACAGGTCAGAACTTAGTTATTAAGCAGGGCGATGGGTCTGGTGGAACGGTTACGATAGCTGATGGCTTTAGTGCTATGGTATTCTGTGATGGCGCTGGCACTGGGGCAAAGGTTACGGATGTATCTTCGGCAGCTAAGGCTCAAGCTTTAGCAAACTCAAGAAACTTTTCTATTACTGGTGATATCACAGCGGCAGCGGTTGCATTTGATGGCACGGGTAACGTGGCTTTAAGTGCTGCAATAACAGCCGATACGATTGTAAACGCTGATATCAAGTCGGACGCTGCGATTGCAGACACCAAGCTGGCAACAATATCTACAGCAAGTAAAGTCTCAAACTCAGCTACGACTGCAACGGATGCTAACACTGCGAGTGCTATTGTTGCGCGGGACGCTAGTGGAAACTTTAGTGCTGGAACAGTTACCGCAGCTTTAACTGGTAACGTCACAGGTAACGTGACGGGTAACGTGACTGGTAATGTTACAGGAGATTTAACAGGTAATGTGACGGGCAATGTGACTGGATCGTCTGGCTCAACAACAGGAAACGCCGCTACTGCCACAGCGTTACAGACCGCAAGAACTATTGCGGGCCAATCTTTTAATGGAACCGCAAATATATCAATAGCTCCAACAGACTTAACAGGCGTAACTTCTACCGCAGCAGAGATAAACATCTTAGATGGAGCAACTCTTACGACTACTGAGTTGAATTATGTGGATGGAGTTACATCTGCAATTCAAACTCAGCTTGATGCTAAAGCCGCTTTAGCTGGTGCCAGTTTTACTGGAGCTGTGGATGTAGACGCTGCCGTAACGGCAAATAGCTTTGCCCTTGATAATGGCGCAAACGACTGGACGTTCGAAGTTTCTTCTAACAAGCTAATTATTAAATATAGTGGCACCGCCAAGATGGAACTTGATACATCAGGAAACTTAAAGGTCACTGGTGATGTGACAGCATTTGGAACAATAAGCTAATGGCTCTACCCTCTTCAGGCACAATATCTTTAGGTGACATCCAAACTGAGTTTGGCGGCACTAATCCTATTAGTATGTCTGAATACTATCGTGGGGGTTCTTTTGTTACCGACAACAACACTAATGTGCCAACATCTGGAACCATAGATTTCTCTGATTTTTATGATGGGGTAAAACAGTTTAGTTACACATTCTCTTCCAACACACAAGAGGTTGATTTAAACACCACTCTTACTTCTGCTGGATGGAATGGGTCCGACGTTGTTCTCGTAACTATAAACAGCGGCGTTTATATTTGGTCAGATAGTACATCAACGGCTGCTTTAACTATTTCATCTGCCCTGAATGGACTGCTTACCATTACAAACAACGGGTATATTATTGGTCGTGGTGGCGGCGGCGGTACTGGGTCAAGTGGCGCATCGCAAAACGGGGCAAATGGTGGTGCAGCTATATCTAATAGTGCAACGGGTGTCACGCTAACAAACGCTTTAGGCGCATTTATTGCGGGGGGTGGCGGCGGCGGCGGTGCGGCAGCGCGAAATGGTCGTGTTGCAGGTGGCGGCGGTGGCGCGGGTGGCGGAGCAGGGGGCGCAGGTGGGTCACAGGCAGGTGGTGCAGGTGGGACAATTGGACTAGCAGGAAGTAACGGCGTGGATGCAGGCGGTCCAAGTCAAGCCGCTGGTGGTTCTGGCGGCGGTTCTGGCGGCGGCGGTGCGCAGTCTGACGGTGATGGAAGCGATCAAGGTGAAGCTGGCGGCGGCGGAGGCGGTCGCATATTGCCAGGTACAGGCGGTGCTGGCGGAAACGATGGTTCTTTCTTTCGTGGTGGTGACGGTGGGGATGCGGGCAGCGCAGGAAGCAACGGCACTGGCTCTGGCGGTGGCGGAGGCGGGGGCGGCTGGGGTGCTAGTGGCGGAAACGGCAGTGGTGACACTCAAGGTAGCGGCGGTACTGGTGGTGCAGCTATCTCAGGTACAGCCATTGCTACATACACTAACAACGGCACAGTTTATGGATCAACAGCATGAGTTTTACAGAGCTAAGATTTAAACCTGGGATCAATAAAGAAATAACTCCGTATTCTGAAGAAAACGGATGGGTGAATTGTGACAAAGTTAGGTTTCGTTTTGGTTATCCAGAAAAGTTAAATGGTTGGGAAAAGAATAGTACAAATTCTTTTCTTGGAAATTGCCGTGGCCTTCATGAATGGGTTGCTCTCAGTGGTGAAAAGTTTTTAGGTGTTGGTACACAGTTAAAATACTACATAAAGCAAGGTACTGATTACAACGATATCACACCTATAAGGCTTACGACTGGTGCGGGCGATGTTACTTTTGCAGCCACCAATGGGTCTTCTACTATTACGGTCACAGAAGTGAACCACGGTGCCGTTGAGAATGATTTCGTTACGTTTAGTGGGGCAGCTAGTCTAGGCGGCAACATTACCGCAGATATACTAAATCAAGAGTATCAAATTGTAAGCATTACTGACGGTAACACATATACAATCCAAGCCAGAACTGTAAGTACGATATCTAGTATAACAGAAAACGGAGCGCTGAACCCCACGTTAGTCACGGCAGATTCTAGTGATACAGGAAATGGCGGTGCATCTGTAGTTGGCGCATACCAAATAGGCACAGGTCTTAATTCTTCTGTTGCTGGCACTGGTTGGGGCGCAGGTTTGTTTGGCGGTACTAACAACGGCGCACTACAGACAACTCTCAATGAAGGTGGGACACTTAGTGACAGCGATACTACAATTACTGTTACGTCTGCCACGGGGATTGCAGCAAGCGATGTAATCTTAATCGGTGGAACTGAGCTTGTTTTGGTTGGTGGGGTTAGCTCAAATGATCTTACTGGATGTACTCGTGGTCACAATGGCACACCCGCTTCATCTCACGCAGATGGTTCTGTAGTTCGCCTAACAGAGGGCAATGCCGATAGCGCAGACGATTTTAATGGGTGGGGCGAGGGCGTTGCCACAGGCACTCAAACAGCCACAACAGGTCTAAGAATATGGTCACATGACAATTTCGGAGAAGACTTGATCTTCAACGAGCGCAACGGTCAAGTGTTCTACTGGGATAAAACAAATGGCGTGACAACTCGTGGTGTAGAGCTTTCCACACTTTCAGGAACGCCACGGTCTGTTCCGCAAAAGTGCGCTCAAATCTTGCTGTCGGACAGAGACAGGCACGTAATTGCTTTTGGCTCTGATGGCTTGGGCGCTTCATCTGATACGCAGGGCGATGGCACACAAGACCCCATGCTGATTAGATTCTCTAGTCAGGAAAACCCAATAGACTGGTATCCAACAGATACAAACACCGCTGGTGATTTGAGGATCGATACAGGATCAAGGATTGTTCAGGCTGTTGAGACACGCCAACAAATCGCTGTATTTACAGATACCGCTGTGTACGCCATGCAGTTTATTGGTCCACCTTTTACCTTTGGTATAAATTTAGTTTCGTCAAACATTACTATCTCAAGCCCAAAAGCAGCCATTGCTGTAAACGATATTGTTTATTGGATGGGCAATGCAGAATTCTACAGCTATGCGGGTGCGGTTCAAAGAATACCATGCACTGTTCGTGATTACGTCTTTGATGACTTCAATACCAGCCAGATAGAAAAGGTTGTAGCGGGTTCAAACGTATCGTTTGCAGAGGTTTGGTGGTTCTATCCATCTGCGGATTCAGAAGAAAACGATAGGTATGTAGTCTACAACTACCAAGAAAACATTTGGTATATCGGCACACTATCAAGAACAGCTTGGCTAGATCGTGGAATTAGTAGCTTGCCAGTTGCTACGGGCAATGATGGGTATTTGTACAATCATGAAACAGGTGCAAAAGCTGACGGTCAAGCAATGACTGCCTACATAGAATCTGGGGATATGGGTATTTCTGACGGCAACAACTTCAGCTTTATAAGCCGTGTCATACCTGACTTAAACTTTAGAGAAACTAACGTAAACGATACCACGGTAAACTTTGTATTGAATGCAAAAAATGCCCCAGGTCAGGTCAATCAACAGACTGACACAAACACAGTTACAAAGACATCTAATGTTCCAGTTGACCAATACACGAACCAGTATCAGACTAGGTTGAGAGGTAGAAGTTTTACCTTCAAGGTAGAATCAACCGATGCAGATGTGCTATGGAGACTTGGAATCCCAAGGATAGACATAAGGCAGGACGGTAGAAGATGAGTATAGCACCAGTACCATATTTTCCTGTGCCACCTGTACAGTATTCGCCACAGTACATGGCAGAGGTCACGAGGGCGTTTGCTACTTTTGCGCTGCAGATGACAAACCCTGCCATAGCAAAACCTGTGCTTATAGAGATTCCAACGTCTGCTCAGTCTGGTGACGAGGTGGGGACCGTTTACGAGACCGAAGGCGTACTGAGAATAAAATCCGCTACATCCGCTGACAATACTGTTGGCATACCATTACCAAGTTATACGGTGGCTACGCTGCCAACTGTAGAGACAGGCACACTAATATACGTTTCTGATGGGGCTGCTGGCAGTCCTGTTGTTGCGTTTGGTGACGGGTCCAACTGGCTGCGTGTCGATACTAGAGCCGCCGTTTCTACTTAGGAGATCACTATGGCACACACGATTATAGACAACTACAAGGTTTTCCCCAGACTGATGATGTTGGTTGTAACTATACTGACCTATCAAAGCGTCCACTGGTATATGTCTTTGCCTGATCCAACCAATGGGCAGGCTGGTCTTGTATCTGTCTGCATGGGCGCACTCACTGGCTGCTTCGGCATCTGGATGAACAAAGAAGCTAAGACAGATCGCGGAGTAGTATAATGCCACTCGTTATTCAGTCAGGACAACCAGTTTCACAGGGTGTTTATACGGCACCAACCTCTCCGAAACCGCCAGAGCCAAAGGAAAAGAAGGGTGGTATCTTTAATAGTGGGTACATCAGTTTCAAAGATATGTTTGATGGCGGTGGCCCAGGCCGTAGTGGTGCTAGATTTTCTAGCGCAGATACAGGTGCATACGACACTAACAAAGACAACTACATATCTGAAGCCGAATACGCTGCAGCATCAAGCAGTCCAAATTTCTCACAGACTCAAGGCGGTATAGCAGCCTTATCAAACTTTATTGGAGCCAGACCTCGTGGTTCATATGGACGTGAACGCGCTCTTGGCCCAAGCGGAACCAACATTGGCACATCAGGTATTGCAAATTACATTGCTGGCGGCGGAATGTTTGGACCTATGCTTGGTGGTGGACCTACTAGATTTCAGCAAGCATACCCAGAAATGGATCAAGGCAAGATGTTCACCATCCAAAACTTGATAGCTTCTGGAATGACACCAGAACAGGCTGCGGCATATGTCGGAGCTAACAATACTGGAGGCTCTATCATAAAGCCTATGCTCAAACCAACAGTAGGTATGAACATGGGCGGCTTGATGGCATTACGTGACTACAACATGGGTATGCAGATGGGCATGGGGCAGTCGGTATGATACAGGCACTGATAGGACCACTGACTGAACTAGCGGGTGGATGGCTCAAAGGCAAGGCTGATGCGCAAGCTGCCGCTGCAAATCTGAAGCTTGTAGAGGCAGAAGCGAAAGCGACCATAATGAAGTCCGCCGCTACATCGGAAGCGGAGTGGGAAAAGATCATGGCGCAAGGCACCATGAACTCGTGGAAAGACGAGTATCTGGTCTTACTTTTCAGTATTCCGCTAATCCTCTGTTTTACAGGAGATTGGGGGCGCACCACGGTAGCAGAAGGCTTCGCTGCTTTGGAGACAATGCCAGAGTGGTATCAATATACGTTGGGTGTAATCGTAGCTAGTAGCTTTGCCGTGCGGTCAGCAACTAAATTCTTTGGGAGTAAGAAATGAGTTTTAAGTTAAGCAGACGTAGCCTAGATCGTCTTGAGGGTATCGACGATAGACTACAAGAAGTTGTGAAGATGGCTATCACGCTCACGAAGACCGACTTCGGGGTGGTGCAAGGAATGAGAACCATCGAACAGCAGAAGGAGTTGGTTGCCAAAGGTGCCAGTAAAACGATGAAGTCGAAGCACCTTGAGGGTAAGGCTTTTGACATTATGGCCTTTGTAAATGGCAGAGCTAGTTGGGAATTGAATTTGTATGATGATCTAGCCGATGCAATCAAGGAAGCTGCTATACATCTAGGCGTACCGATTTGTTGGGGTGCGGCATGGGGTACTGCTGATATGCCATATCCTATGGACATTCGTAAGTGGGATGGCACAATGGAAGAAGCAATGAATGCCTACATAGACTTGCGTCGATCTCAAGGACGTAGACCGTTTATCGACGGACCACACTTTGAATTGATAGGTTAGTCGAATGATGGTAAAGTGCAATTGAACTAATTGAGAGGTCTCAATGTTACCGTTTCTTTTTAGCTTAGGACTGCCCGCTCTTGCTCCAAGTATAGGACTTGGTGGACTCTCTGGTGCCGCTCTTGCTGGCATGGGTGCTGGCCTTGGCTCTTTTCTTGAAACAGGTGACGTTGGTAAAGGCATAAAAACTGGTATGCTGTCTTTCTTGGGTGGCAAACTTCTAGGTGGCTTAGGCGGTGGTGTAGCGGGCTTAAAGGATACAGCGGCTGGCAATGCAGTGCTGTCAGGAAAAGCTCAGGCGGCTATGAGTCAAGGTGCATTCCAAGAGGCAGTCAAAGCTGCTGGGACTAAGGTTCCATTCTCAGGAATACTTGGTGAAAACGTGGGTTCTGCCATTCTGCAACCTGGGATTATGACTGCAGCAGGTCTAAGTTCTGCTGTAAGTGCAGCGCAGCAAGAGCCAGAAAAGGGAAAAGATGGTGAAAGATTTGAACCACCTCTACCAACATCGCTAAAAAGACAGGTAACTATAGGTGATCCTCTCGAAGGTTCTGGTGAGCAAACTTACTTTGACTACACGTATAGTCCAGACCCTACGCTTGAATATCCATATATAGATTACGGTACTTTGCAGGAGAAAAACCGCGAGGTTAAAGGAATGTATTTGGGTGGTATTGCAAGTGTAGGTGGAGGCCACCCTATGTTTATGGGTTTAGGAAGAGGTATAAGCAGCGCTCTTTCTCAATCTCAAGGTCCAAAAATACAAGCGTTTGTGCAAAAAGTTGAGAACGATGCACGATCAGAGTTTGGCGATGACTTATTTCAAGCACCTCAAGTAGCCACTCAAATTCCTACTCAAATGCCTATGAATCGTTTACAGCCAGCGATACCTACGGAACCTATGAATGCACTTGAGCAAGCGCAGCAAGCTAGAAATAGTAGTGTTCTCTCAGGACTTTACAATTCTGGCAAAGGAGCTGGGTTGGTCAACGCGGAAGCTATACCAGTTAATGCAATGGCTCGCCCCGCGAATATGTTCCAGAGTGCATTGGGCATGGCTGAAGGTGGTGAAGTGGAATCCATGAATGAGAAAGATATCATTCTAGAATCCATCAAAGCCATAAAGGGAATGAAGGAAGACGCAGAAGCTCAAGAGATTTTGGGTGTATTCCTAGCGACATATGGTGAAGAAGCTCTTCGTGATCTAGTAAGCTCTGTTCAGTCTGGTGAGTTTGATGAAACTGTTGAGCGCTTTGAAAACGGTGAGAATGGAATCGTTCGTGGGCCTGGGGATGGTTCTGGAAGTGATGACAAAGTTCCTGCAACCTTAGATAATCAACAGGATGTCCTGTTGACGGAAGGCGAGTATGTCTTCCGCGAACCAACTACTGATGCGCTTACCAAGGCGTATGGTGGTGGCTTTTTAGATAAGATCAATGAAGCTGAAGGAGATGCACCAGAGGTGCTGAGAAAAATGGTGGGTTAATTGAGAGTAAGTGCTGTTCCGAAGGAGGCGGTCAAGTACATATGGAAGGACGTTGAAAGGGTACTAGAGAAAAGTGTTGCTACGGCTGAAACAAAGATTCAGTTGATAGATGTTCTGAAAGGAATTCTGGACGACACTTATGTTCTTTGGGTAGTATTTGAGGAAGACGAGGTTGTTGCAGCATTTACTACTAGAATAATTGAGTATCCGCAGCGAAGAAGTATGGCACTTGATTGGGTAGGTGGAAGTAGAATGAAAGAATGGTTGGATATCGGTATGGAAAAGGTTATCGAATTTGCCTCTCTTAATAACTGCGAACACCTAGAAGGCTATGGTCGTAAGGCTTGGGGGAGGGCTTTAAATAAATATGGGTTCTACCCAGAGTATATTGCGTTTCGCATGGAGATAGAAAATGGGTAAAGGCAGTTCAACGCCAACACAGCAGGTAGTGCAATCAACAGGTCTGCCTGATTACGTTGACCCGTATTTTAAGCGGCTCCTCAAGGGTGCTGAAGAGGCCACGATGCCCTTCGATCCAGAAACTGGAGAGTCAACCTATACCCCATATACAGGTGAAAGACTTACTCGAAGCGCAAATTATGGGGATATCACTGGTGCCAGACAAGATATTCGTGACATAGCGGGTGCTGGCCTTACTGGTATGAATGAAGCTCTTGCTGCTCAGAGGCTTGGCATGTCTGGAATAGCGGGCCTTGCAATGGCACCGCCTAGCTTTACCGCATCTAATTTTTCTGCAACAGGTGTTGATCCTTACTCTGGCTTTATTGCTGGAACTGCTGATCCATATTCTAAATTTACGGCAGGTACTGCAGACCCATTTAGTGAATTCCAACAGGCAGACTTTAACAAAGCTCAGGGTCAAGCGTATGACTTTGGTCCCGCCCGTCAGTTCACAGGACAAGAAGTCGCTGACTACATGGACCCATACATGCAGAACGTGGTTGATCTGCAGAAACGTGAAGCAATTAAAGACTTTGCTCAACAGCAAGCGGGTAGAGATGCATCAGCAGTTCAAGCGGGTGCGTTTGGTGGTTCTCGTCAAGCTGTTGCTCAAGGTATGGCAGAGCAAAACTTACAGCAAAGACTTGGTGACATTCAGCAGGTAGGTAGCCAAGCAGCCTTTGACCGTGCGATGCAGATGTTTGAGTCTGACCGTGAAGCACAAATGGATGTTGAAGGTCGCCGTGCGGCAGAATTAGCCAGAGTTCAGGGTATTGACGTTGGCGAAACAGGACGCACACAGACGGGTGCCGCAGCAGAGATGGCACGAACACAGGCTGCAAGAGCGGCTGAACTTGCACGGACCCAAGGCATTGGTCTTGATGAGGCGGCACGAGTTCAAGCGGCAGAGGCGGCAGAGCTTGCTAGAACACAGGGCATCGGGCTTGATGAGGCCGCTCGTATACAGGCGGGTCAAGCTGCTGAGTTAGGTCGCACACAAGGTATCGATGTTGGTGAGGCGGCTCGTATTCAGGCAGCAAATGCGGCAGAGCAAGCTAGAATTCAAGCCGCTCTAGAGGCACAAAGGTACGGTACTGCAGGTCTATATGGCGACTTAATGGGCGCAGGTCGCGGTCTTGTTGGCTTAGGTGAGCTAGAGCGTGGCACTGATATACAAGGTGCGCAGCTTCTAGAAACATTAGGACGTGATATTCGTGGGGAAGATCAGGCTAGACTTGATCTTGCATATCAAGACTTCTTGCGTCAGCAAGACTATCCGATCAGTCAGTACGAGAGATACGCAGGTATCTTGAGTGGTGTGCCGACTGGTTCTTTGGATCGCACAACTCAGCAGTATGCAAGCTACAATCCAATCCAACAGGCTCTTGGTGCAGGAATCTCTGCACTTGGTTTATACAGGGGACTAGGCGGAGGTTACGGAGCTTAACATGAATATCATAGAGCAGACAGAAGCACTCAAAGACCTTCCCGATCAAAGATTAATGCAAGAGATGCAGGCACCCACAGGGTTTGCACCTCAATTTCTTGTTCTTAGTGAGCTTAAACGCCGCAAAAGAATGCGTGATGAGTATCAGCGTCAGCAATCTGCTGACATGAAGACGGTTGCCGAAGAGACTATTACTGCAGCAGGTTTACCACAGGGTGGCATCATGCAAATGTCACGGGCAATGAACCCAAATAGTTCAATTGCACAAAACACTGGAATGGACCAGGCACCTCAAATGCAGCCCACTAGAATGGCTGATGGTGGTGTGGTTCGCATGTTCGATGGTGGTGTTTCTGGCGGCACTATGTCTGCTATTGCAAACCTTAAAGCAAATTATCCTGATGTATACAGGTCGGCAGTTGAGCAGGGCATTGTTGAAGAAATAGCAGGGTACATGCAAAATGTTGCTCAAGATGTGCCGTATGGCCTTGATGCTTTTGAAGATCCACGTAGCTTTGATTTTCTGAAAAGCATGTTTACTGACCCATCTAATCGTGTCGTAACTGAGAAACAGCGTGAAATAGAAGAAAGCCAACCAGAAAGAGCATTACAGGCAAGGATTGATTCTAGGAATGCACTAAGTAGGTATGGCGACAATGATCCTGTATTTGCAGAAGGTTCTGTGGCTGAATACCTAAGAGTTACACCAGAAGGTGGGTTCCCTAGAGCCAGTGAAGTGTATGATATTTCAGGAACTATGGTTTCTCCAGATGTTGAAGACTATATTCCACAAATTAGTGGTGAGCAGAGCTTTGTTTTGCAGAGGCCAAAAGGCGCTATGCTTAACCAACCCTCTACAAAGGGTGGTGATAAACCTGCTGCTATAAACGAACCCTCTACAAATGCATCTACATTTACTCAACTGATTGATGTTCGTGACCCAGTACCACCATACGGTGGTTTGTATTCAGAGCGTGACCGTTTAATGGCTGCGCAAGATGCATTTACTCAGGGTATTGGTTCTCTTGGTGGTCCGCTTACACAGGATGAAGCTTATGCAGCAGCGGCTCGTCAGAGAATAGAGTCACCTATAAGTACTCAAGTTGAGCAGCCAATGCTTGTTGATCAGATGGCAACAGCAAGCATCGAAGACGAATCCCCAATGATCGCAGAGCTTGCTCGCCAAGCTGAAATCAAGCGCATGATGGAGATCAACGAAATTCCAGAGCCTTCTCCAGAAGCTGGCCCTATATCTTCTGCCTTAGTTGACCTTGGTGAGGCGGGAATTGAAGGTCTTGGAAGTTCTTTTGAAGCAGGTGTTGATGCTCTTCAGTCCTTGACAGAAGGCGGAGATGGGATGCCAGAGCCTACCCCTGCATCCGCACTGCCAGAAGGGTTTGCACTTGGTGATGGGACAACAGCAGAAGGTGCCTCGTCCTTTGGTGAGTTACTGAAATCATCTACTGACAAAGATGACACATCTACAAACCCTGCGGGAAATAAAACCACTGGCGGGCAGAAGGCTAGTGCAACCTCATCTCTTGGTGGCATCGAAGGTCGTATTGCAAAGATGCTTGAAGATAAAGAGAAGAGCGTTCAGAGCGATAAGTGGATGGCGCTTGCTCAGGCGGGTATGGCCCTTATGTCATCAAAGGAGCCAACGCTTGCGGGTGCTATAGGTGAAGCAGGTCTTGTTGGTGTGGGTGCCTTGAAGAAAGGTAAAGCTCAGTATGAGAAAGATGTTCTTGATCTTCTAACTCTACAGCAACGTATAGATGAGCAGAGAGCACGGGCTTCTAGTAAGTCTGGGGGTCTAACCGCAAGCAATATGATTAGCCTGATGGATGATCTTCGTAGTTATAAAGGCGACATCCAAGATAGAATTGATGCCCTTAATGATCCTACAAACTTAATGAGTGAAGAAGTGAAGGCCGCGCAGCTTCAAAGACTTCAGGCAGAATTGATGCGTACTGATATCGAGCTTGGCACTTATCGTAACGCTCTTAGTGGCGGGGGATCAAACAGAACTCCGATTGACGTAAGAGGTGGATCACAAACTCAGAGTGGTGTAGGATACAGCTTAGGCACAGCTAAACAATAAGGAGATGACTCTTGGGCGTTTTTCAACAAGTAGGTCAGTTCTCTGGTAATCCATATTCTTTCACTATCGCAGGTGATGCACCGACTGAGCAGGAAGCTGCTCGTATCTCGCAGATATTAGATCAGCAAGAGTCACCTTATCGTCAGCAATATGAGTCTATGTATGGCGGTATAGCTGCTCTGCCTCAAGCCGCAGAAGAAGAGGGGCCAGACACTTCTTTTGGTAGTGCGTTTACTTCAGCGTTAGATGCTCCTCTTGAAAACTTCGCTACTACAGCGAGACTTACTGGTTACGAGGGTCTTGCTAACTTCCTTAGTGATGCTGTTGAAACACCAGAGAATTATGAAAATGCCTCTGAGAAATTCATCAATGAGGGTGGATTTGGTTTCAGACTTGGATACGCACCAAGAGCTTTGGTCGAGCAAGCTGGCCAGTTCGCGGGTTCATTGTTGTCTAGAGGCGCGGGTGCAGTAATAGGTGGTGCTGTAACCCTTGGTAACCCTGCAGGTGTTTTGGCGGGAGCTATAACTGGCCCCGCTTTGTTTGAGGCAGTTCAGCTTGTTGGTCCGATTGCAGAAGAACGCGCAAGAAACAACGGCAGAGACACACCAAACAGAGATGATTGGTTGGGTGCTATAGGTAGCTCAAGTGCATCTGGTGCATTAAACGCAATCGCCCCAGGAATGGCTGGCACTTTAAGAAAACTTGTTGTTGAAGGTGGGACTGAAACGCTTCAGTCAGTAATTCAACAGACTGGTGAGACCGCAGGTACAGACAAGGGTCTTGATATCAGCTTGAAGCAAGCGGTTGGTGAGGGTGTCCTAGCGGGTGGTACTGTTGCCGCTATCTCTGGCCCCATAGACCTTGTTAAGGGCAAGCCTAAGCCTGAAGCTGACGTGCAGCTTGATGAAGATATTCTAGAAGAAGCTCAGGTAACCAGAGAAAGATTGGGGTATGCATCTACTATAAGCCAAGAAATCACAGCAGATGCAGAGGCTAAAGCAGAAGCGGCCATACAATCTGAGACCCCTCAAGAAACATCGCAAGAACCTGCAACATTTTCTGAGGTTACAACAGAAGAAGAGTTTGCCGAAAAGACATTTAACAAGGCGCAATATGATCGCGTACTTCAGCAAATCAAAGCTGATATTGCACGAGAGAAAGCATTGAGTGTCACTGGCATACAGCAGGGCGTAAAGAAAGATATACCTGAGACAAAGGTCAGTCAGGTTCGTGACATCATGGCAGAGCTAGAGACACGAGGATACTTGCAATCTCAGCCGCAACCTGCTGCAGTTCGTGATCGTGCTACAGGTGTTCGATATACACCCGCTCCTCAATACGCAGCCACACAGAACATCGTGCCTCAATTGAAGACACCAGATGTCGCTTATCGTCGCCAAATCGATATCGCCAATGAAGCGATAGAGAAAAACAACCGCATTATGGAAGACTTAAAACTTGATTTGGATTCCGTCCGTCAGTTTGGTCGAGACTTGCAGGGTAAGCGTACCAGTGAGGATGCTATTAACTACGAGATCACAAGACTTAGTGAGCGCAATAAGCAGTACAATGGGGTTGTCAACGAAGCACAGCAGGGGCTGCAGCGCCTTGGTCGTTTGCCGTATGTGCCTCGTGTAACGCCTGAATTCAACAGATCACAGAAGATCGAACGCAAGGTTGCAGCAGCCAAGGCTCGTAGTGTTGCGGATCAAGTGAAAGAAAAAGTTCAATCGAACAAACCTGTATTCACACCTGCCCTGACTGAGAAACAGGACAAGGTATTCAAGTCTATCCGTGGTCGCCTTGATGGCTATGGACTAAAAGATGTTCGCCTCAGTGCAGAGCAGATTGTCGATGGTGGTGAAGGTACATATAACCCAACCAACCGCATGATCAGTTTGTCTATGGGTCTATATGATCCAAAGCTATCAGAGACAGAACTGTTTGATCGTGTGGGTGAGGTTCTTGATCACGAGACAGTTCATGCCCTGAAAGAGATGAACGTCATCAAGCCTGATGAATGGAAGGCACTGACCAATGCAGCGGCTAAGGTTAAGTACACCAAGGTAAAGGGCGGCGAAAAGCAACAGCGCAAATACACATATCTAGACAGAGCCAAGCGTTTGTATGGCGATATGGATGCAGAAATCCAGTCTGAAGAAGCCGTTGCGGAGATGTTCCGTGATTACAATTCAGGAAGATTAGACTTAAAAGGAAAG